TCGCCCTCAGTGCCAACCTGCCCTGTTGCCTGCACACCACTAATTTCAATCGTAATATTGGCTGTAGCTGTGCCAACTGCACCAGTGGCTTGGTTGCCTGTGATTGAATTGCTATTTGCGCTTGTAAGTGTGCCTGCCGAGCTTGTTGCTTGATTGCCGCTTAATGCAACAGATTGAGATGCGCTTAGGTTGCCTACACCGCCAGTGGCTTGATTGCCAGTGACCGGCAAACAATCCCAAAGCGCAGTATCCCAAGTGCCAGTATCCCAAGCACCAGGAGTGCCACTAATAGGGTCAGGAGAAGTGCCCCCAGAAGCCCCTAAAGGCGCACCGCTTAATGGGTATAAACCTAACATTATTTATTAATTTCTACCGAAGGTTCCCATAAACAAGTTTCATCATTTAATACATAAGATTCATCTGGTTTTGGTGGAATAAACGCATCACGAGTGCGGTCGTAGGTAAAACCAATTCCTGCGTAGTTTTTACGCAACGGAGTGCCGCCAGTAGTGTGAACGCCCCCGTGAGTATTGTATGAAGTTTGAATCCAATCACCTGGGCTTGAATCTACAAAAGTATTAAAAAAATCTGGTTCAGCAGCAATAACTTGAGTAACTGTTCCATTAACAACTTTCGCAAAATAACTCATGCTGTATAAGTTCCTGAAGATGTAAATGTCAAAATTGTATAAGAGCCTGATGTTGTAACAGTTGGAGAACCTGTAGTGACTCCTGTATAAATATATGTCGGTATGGAAAGAATTACTATTCCTTAACCACCAGCTCCTCCAGTACCAGCAAGTGTACCAGTTGCGCCACCACCGCCGCCCCCTGAACCTGTATTAATAGTTCCAGCGCCGCCAGTAGTAGCAGAAACACCGCCACCACCTACCCCACCAACTCCTGATGAACCCCCTGCGCCTGGCGTACCACCGCCATATACTCCACCACCACCGCCAGCTGCATAAATTACGGAAGCGCCTGTGATTGTATTTGATGCCCCCGCACCACCAGCTCCGCCAGCGGTTGAAGCCCCAGCAACACCAGCAGCGTTTGAACCCCCGCCACCACCACCGCCAAAGTTTGGGCTAAGATTTGCACCGTTAGCCCCAGCATTTCCCTGCCCTGATGTACCCGAACCACCCGGTGTTGAACTGCCTAGACCCGCGCCGCCGCCACCTGACCCGCCATTTCCAGCAGTTATACTTACCGTTGATGTAGACCAATAACCTGCACGACCCCCGCCAATTGCAGTTAAAGAAAGTGCGCCACCTATTAATGTTGAGTCTGTTCCAGCTGTAGGGGCTGCTGCAACTAAACCACCTATTCCACCAGCACCAACAGTAGCTGTATAAGTTGTTCCAACAGTCAAAGTATTTGTTGTGCTATATAAATACCCGCCAGCGCCGCCGCCACCCGAACCGCCACCAGCTATAGCTGATCCTCCGCCGCCGCCACCGCCGCCTATTACTAGATATGACATTAAATAAGAAAGAGGTGCAGCAGTAACATATTGCTGTGCATAAGAGACCCAACCTTGTGTTGAATCAATGTAAACAAAATTAAGGGATTGACGAGCAATACGTATAGCAGTATTTAATGCGCTACCTTCAATATTGCTACCATTTCTATTAATGGTAATAAAATTTGTTCCCGCAGTTCCAGCATAATCAACAATGGTTACAACATCACCTACATTTGGACTTGCTGGTAGTGTCACTGTAATTGCCGAACTTGTTGTATTAACTGGATAACCATATCCATTTACAGCAGTAAAATTAGAAGTTTGAACGCTTTGCCATTGTAAAAATTTACCATTACCTGGTATTTGTTGCGCCGGTAAAGTAACAAACACGTTAGAAGTGCCTGTCAAAGATATAGCGGCTGTAGTACCTAAAGAGTTTGAATAAATAGTAGTGCGAGCAAGTGTAGGCCCAGTAGTTGAATATGTGCCAAGACCAACCTCCCATGCAGAGCCGCTAGTAATACAATAATAAGTCGTATTTCCGTTACCAACTGCGGCAAAAGATTGAAACCCAGTGACAGCACCAGCAAGCGTAATTGTTCCAGTGCCTGTCGTGGTGGTTGTTTCTTGGATTCTGTCTTTTAATGCAAATGCCATAATTTACCCTTTAGCCAGTTGAATTGCTTGTGCAATTAAGCAATTCTTACCAGTGCGTTAGTTGCATCGTTTGTCGGCATTGTTAACGTGAAATTGCCTGCGGTAACAGTTTGAGCGCCAAACGTATGAACTGATATTGCTTTGTTGCCTTGAGTCGAGTTATAGACCAACGCGCAGTCAAATGACGTAGACAGCGTGACGTTAGTCCAACTAAAGCTCGCGCTCGGCGTCCAATATGCAGTTGTGCCGCTACTAGTCGGCGCTGTGGCATTAGTTACCGTCACACCACCTGCTGTGTAATTAGTGCCGCTAACCTCGCCCGTAACGCCATAGGCTGTCGTTCCTGCGCCCTGACTAGCACTAGCAAGGTATAATGCTGCCTTAAGCGTATCGGCTGCTGTAGATGCCCTAACAACGCTTGTGCCAAGCGCATGAACACCACTTAATATTTCTGTTTTAAAACTTGTACACATTGCTTGGCTATTAGCCATTGAAGCCCCCTATTTCAGTTGTTGACATTACTGCTTTTTTTAAAGTCACATGCACCGATCGATGCACCATCTCATCATTTAACCAATATTCAACCCAATTAGTCGTTTCATTGTCGTTATCAATAGAACCTTCGCGTTTTTCTAGCAGCGCTTCATCCATTTCGCCTTTGGTAGTATTAACCATGATGCACCTCTACGCCGATCACTTTACCGTCAGCTCCGCGCACCACGCGCTTGGGCGCTGCTAACATCTGCATCGCTGTGCCAATCTTGTCCATTGTTTCTCCGTGCATGTTTTGCATATTGTTTTGCATATCAGCCATACGGTGAATTGCATTAGTTACATGATCGCCAAGCTCTGCACTGATCTTCTCAGATGCCGCTTGTTGCGCCTCGATCATTGGCAGATCAAGACCAGGATTAGCACCGATCCGAGCAACCATAATCTTAGTGGCCGCATCAAGCTCTGCCTTCCACTTCTCCATATCTTGCCGTGATCTGATCTCCATTTCTTTTAATTGCTGCTCGTGCTGCTGTTTCTGAGCCTCAATCTGCGCTGTATTCTGAGCTTTCATCTGCTCAAGCTGCGCCTCTGCTTGTATCTTGATCTGCGTAGTCTGGGTATCAGCTTGCATACGCATCTGTGCGATCTGACCATCTGCCTGCATACGCGCCTGCTCACTAGCTTGTTGTGCTTTAATCTTCTCAGCCTCTGGATTTGGCTTAGGCTGCGGATTGGCTTGCGCTTTCTTTAGCTGGTCAAGCGCTGCATCTAGTGCGCCCTCAATTGGCTTGGATTGCTTGAATGCCGAGATGCCAAATTTCATTACCTCCACCAACATCGGTGTCATCTCTGGGCTTGACTGTGCAACCGGTAGCGCCTCACGCATAAAGCCACCAAATGCCTGGATAAACTCCATACGATCACGTTTGGTCTGCGCCTCATCAATCTGCACTAGCGAATCGGCAGCAACCTCAATCCTAAAATTACGCAGTGGCTTGTCTTTAATAAGCTGCAACGCTTGCGGTATCATCTGCTGATCCGCAGGCTGCATCTGCTGTGCCGCAGCATAGCTCAGTATTGTTTGTGGCTGAAATTTAGAGCAGATAACCTGCGCCTTCAACCGAATAAGCTCACTGGCAAATAGCGCCACATCCTCTTGCATCGAGCGAAGTCGCAGACCTGCATACTGGCCTTTAATTTGTTGTGCAGTTGCAGTCTCACTTGCTAACGATGCGCCTCGGATAATGTCACTAATCCCAGTGATTTCGTAGATTTGTTGCTTGATCTCAGTGCGAGCACGATAACACTGCATCAACGCTTCGGCAAGCTGGTCGATTGGCAAGATATCAATGCTGCCTTTTAGCCCGCCCTTCTCACTGAATGCCATCCATTTATCAACTGGGATCAACGTATTGTTGTCACCTTCAGTTAATAAACGCTGCAATGCAGGCTGGCTTGCGTCATACACACCGCGAACCCGCAGCGCTTTGACTAGACCATCAATCCGATCGCTAAGAATATCCAACTCATTAGCCTGGTCTTGATATAGAACAAAGTCCGGCACTGGGATTAGTGTATCGCTAGTGGTCGTGCTATACAGTGGCTTACCGCAGGGAAAGAATCCCTCCACGCCTAACGGATCATCACGCTCATCAATAATGCTTGCATG